AGCTGGTATTGCAGCCGAATGTCGGTTATCAGTTGGTGCTGGTAGGGGCGGAGGTTCATCGGTCAGCTACCACATGCAAGCTTTCCGCCGATCTTGTAATACCCACATATGCCAATTGGTTTTGCCTTGCGGATGGCATAGAATCCCATCCGTCTACATCCCAATGCAAAAAAACGTTTTTAAAAGTTGAACCTTGCGACTTATGAATAGTCAATGCTGATACTGGCTCAAGCCTGCCTATCTGGTCTTGACGCTGAAAAAACATTTTCCACCATGCTTTTTTGCCGTCTGGGTCATCACAATTTTTAGCTGCATCTGCGAATTGTTTTTGTATTTTTCGCCAACGTGGCTCTTCTTCCTTCTCAAGGACTCTAACCTCTATAATTTTGCCCTCATCAAGCATTTCAACCTCTAAAAGCCAAGTCTTCCACGGTTCAATATCTAAGCAATCAAAAGGAGCTCTAAAAATGTCAATCTCTGCGTTTCGTATATAAACTTCAACGGTGCTGTTTAATAATATACCACCAGTTGGATCAGGTATTGCATCAACAGTAACGCAAGCCATACCTGCTAAATATTGAGGTGCATTTATACCATATTTACGACTATGAATTTTTTGGTTTAATTCTAAAACGTTTTTGTTAGTCCATGCCAAAACGCGGCAATAGTCAGGGTCATCGACAGATTCCGCAGACGCCATCATCTCAAGCAAAGATGCCAACCATTGATCCCTTCGCCAATATGTAACAACTTGAGAACCTCCTCCGCGTTTGTCAATAAACTTTGCTCGGCCAACAGAAAGCAACCTAGTGTCAGTAGCTAAATTTAGTATTGCGCCATCGTGTCGCAATACTTTGTTTAATTTATAAATTGAGCTTGCGTCAACAAACGCAGCGCAAACTTTATCTTCTTTCACTGGTAGCAATTGGCGATCGTCGCCAACAAAAACTACAGACCGCGCGTCGGCTTCGGAAATCAAAGTTTCATAAAGCTCTTTATGTAGCATTGATGTTTCGTCAACAATTACAACATCAATTTTTTTGGTATTTGCTTCTTTGTATTCGGCCCAAGTTTCGTCAGTCTTTTCTAGCAAGTAATCATCCCAAGTTTTTTTGCGTATGCCATCTGAAAGCAAATTTTGGCCTTTAAAATCAGGTTTGAATGATTCTTCGCCTGTTATGTAATCCCTAACTTGTTTCAAGCCAAGCAAACGGTGAACCGTCACGCATTCAAAATCCCTTGCGCCGTTTGCCTCTAAAGCTTTTTCAACTTGTGCCCGTGCTTTGTGGGTTGGCGTTGAAACAACAACAGTTAGTCCAATTGCTTTTAATGCAACAACTAAAGCCGCAGTTGTGACTGTTTTGCCTGTGCCGGCATAACCACATAACATAATTCGAGCTTTAGGCTGCTGAACGTCTCGCAATATTCCTTCTATAACTTGTTCTTGATCTTGCGTTAGTTTTAATTCAGGCATTACTAAGGCGCTTATGGCTTGCCAACCATAACACTATCCGCTAGGGTCTGCAAGTAACCGCTAGCGACCGTGACCCTATCCCATCCATTAGCAGTGCAGTTCACGCCAGAGCAGGTAGCGTGGCTGGACAGCCGCCGCGTAGCAGGTTTAACCCGTAGTGCCGTAATACGCCTAGTGGTTGAAGAAGCAATGCGGCAGGCCAAGCGCACACAGAAATGAATATTCAAGAACTCACCAACGGCAGGTGGCCGGACCTGCTGGCGCATTTTTGCGGCCTTACAGCATCACAACTCACAGATAAGCACCAGCCTTGCCCCCTTTGCGGCGGTGAAGACCGCTACCGCTTTGATGACATAGACGGCAACGGCTCATGGTTTTGCAATCAATGCGGCGGTAAAGATCATGCAGGTGGCGCCGGCAATGGCATGGATATGCTCATGCGGCGTCAGAAATGGCCTTTTGCTGAAGCCTGCAAACGCATCGAGCAGCATCTAGGCATCAGGCCAGAACCGCCAATCAAAAATGCTGAGCATGTTTGGCGCTATAACGATGATTTTTATGTTTGCAGGTTTCCTGGCAAGCGCATCAGACCGCTCTGGTTTGATGGCACCGAATGGAAGTGGACCGCACCTCCAGCGCCTCGCCCTTTATACAACCTTGACTCGCTAAGCCAACGGCCTGATGCACCTGTATTAATAGTTGAAGGCGAAAAGACCGCTGATGCAGCCGCCAAGCTGTTCCCACATGCTGTAGTAATTACATGGCCTAGCGGTTGCAAAGCGCATGGCAAAGCCAACTGGGCACCAATAGCAAACCGTAAATGCGTGTTATGGCCTGATGCTGATGACGCAGGCCGCGACGCAATGGCGAAATTAGTGCCGCGACTTATTGCCGCTGGTGCCGATCAAATACGTATGGTCCAGCCGCCTTCTGATGTTGAAAGCGGTTGGGACCTTGCAGATTGCGATTGGACCGCAGCCGAAGCTGGTGCTTATTACAAAGCCAACCGCACGCCACCGATTGAATTTCCAGCCGTAATTAAAGCTGAACCCTTACCGGAACCTGCGCTAGAGCCGCCACCTTTACCAAAAGCCGATGAATCATTTTTATGCCTCGGGTTTGATGCTGATGCTTACTATTACCAACCTCATAGCACCGGCCAAGTAACGCGCCTTTCGCGTTCAGCTCACTCAGGTGTAAACCTAGTAGCACTAGCACCGTTGCCTTATTGGGAATCGTTATACCCATCAAAAGTTGGTGTAAACTGGACCGCCGCCGCATCTAGCCTATTTGCACGCCAGGCTGATATTGGAGTTTACTCCCCTGATCGCATCCGTGGCCGTGGCGCATGGTGGGATCAAAAGCAATCTGTCCTACACCTCGGCGATAAATTAGTTGTTAATGGCATAAACCGGCCCATACGTGATGGGATTAACGGCAGCCCATACCTATATCAACGCCTTAGCGCCTTACGTGGCTGCGCTGGTGCCGAGCCATTAACCGATAATGAAGCCTTTTCAATTGCTGAATTAGCAGAACGCTTCCACTGGGAAGTGCCTGCATCTGGCCTACTGCTCGCCGGTTGGGTAGTGCTAGGCCCCATCTGCGGTGCATTGGATTGGCGCCCCCATGTATGGCTGACAGCATCCGCTGGCTCTGGTAAGTCAGCAGTGCTTGCGCGTTATGTAACGCCTCTATTAGGTGATATGGGTTTAATCGTTACCGGTAACACAACTGAACCTGGTATCCGTCAAGCCTTACGTGCGGACGCCTTACCTGTTGTATTTGATGAAGCCGAATCCAACGAACGCAACGATCAAGCACGTATGCAAGCAATACTTGGCCTTGCGCGTGTCGCATCTAGTGAATCAAGAGCGCATACACTTAAAGGCAGCCCAGAAGGTGATACTCAGCGTTACACCATCCGTAGCATGTTTATGATGTCATCTATTGCCACCGCATTAAAGCAAGGAGCTGATAAATCGAGATTTGCACAATTAACATTACGCAGCCACAATGAGATACCAAAAGCTGAACGTTTAGCTCATTGGGAATCATTAGACCGCGACCTTGATAAATACATAAGCGATGCAATTGGCCGTCGGTTACAAGCGCGTACAATTGCATTAATACCAATCATACGCCAATCAATTGCGATCTTTACCCGTGCCGCCGCTGAAGTATTTGACAGCCAACGGCTTGGTGATCAATACGGCACCTTACTTGCTGGTGCATGGTCGTTACAATCTTCTGAAGTTGTAACCCGCGATCAAGCATGGAAATTAATTGAGCAAAACAACTGGGAGTCTTACAGTCAATCAGTTGAAATATCAGATGAAAAGCGTTGCCTTCAAAAGATCCTCCAGCATCAATTCCGCGTTGAAGGTGACAAGGCCGTAACCCGTACCATTGGTGAGCTGATAGATATTGCGCTGAACCATGCAACCGACATCCACGTCGGCGCCAACGAGGCACAGGCAGTGCTTGGGCGTAATGGCATCAAAGCCGAGGAGGCCGCCATCTACGTGTCAAATACTGCCGACGCAATCGGCAATATCTTGCGTGATACGGCCTGGGCAAATTGTTGGTCCGTGATTTTGGCTCGTATTCCTAACGCTGTAAAAGCTGGCGTAATTTATTTCAAAGGCTCTGGCATGTCAGGTCGTGCCGTCAAAATACCGTTAGAAGCCATACAAGCGTAAGAAACGTAAGAGACCGTAAGACTGAAAACCCTTGCCACCACTCATTTCTTACGCTTCTTACGCTTCTTACGCTTTTTAAGGTATAGCTCTCTATAAATAGAAAATAAAAAAAATAAAATGAAACACCTTTTATTTTTTTGCTTCTCTAGTCTATCTATATACCTTTTTTACCGTAAGAAACGTAAGAAAGAGGAAAATCACTGTGCTGGCGGGTGATCTCAGTCTTACGCTTACCGTAAGAGACCGTAAGAAGCGTAAGAAACCAAACCCTTGCCCAATTGACCACAGCGAACTACCATCACACCGTTACCAGCGCCTCCACAATGCCCTCAGTCAAACAAGCACCAGTGATTGAACGTCTGCACCATTTGATGGGGGAAGCAGCCGCTGTGGCCGCTGCCGTGCGGGATAACGCGCAAGACGACGGCGAGCCATTGGATGCTGCTGAGCTGATTGATTTGATTGCTGATTACCAAGTCGTCTTAGATTTATTAGATGAAGCCTTCAACGTGGAACCTGCCCAAAGCAATGGCGCGTGCAGTATCGGCTGACCGGTTACAATAAATTCAAATAGCTCAACTTTTCAAGTTAGGAAATGACATCCATCAAGGATCTCAAGGCTGACCATAGAAATGCTCGTAAACGTACTGATCGTTCTGCATCATTAATTGCAGAATCACTTAAACGATTTGGCGCTGCACGCAGCATTGTTATTGATGAAGACAACCGGATCCTTGCTGGTAATGGCACGGTTGAAGGCGCAAAAGCTGCTGGCATACAAAACATTCGTGTTATCGAAACTGATGGCACCGAAATTATTGCCGTAAAACGCACTGGCTTAAGTGAAGACGACAAGATCGGCCTTGCGCTAGCTGATAACCGCACCAGTGATTTATCCGATTGGGATAAGGACATGCTGCAACAGCTCAGCGCAGAACACGACCTAGCGCCATGGTTTGAAGCGGATGACCTAGCCGAGATCATTGGCGAAGCAGAGCAGTTACCAACCGAGGGCCTGACCGATGCCGATGACGTGCCTGAGGCCCCTGAGGAGCCGATCACCAAGCCTGGCGATGTGTGGCTGCTAGGGAACCACCGCGTTATGTGCGGGGACAGCACAGACGTGCTAGCCGTTGGGCGCTTGATGAGTGGCAAAAAGGCGGACATGGTGTTTACCGATCCACCGTATGGCGTTGCCTACACAGGCAATAGCAACCCAAATACGCAAAATGCACACAACAGCGGCAAAGCTATGGAAATAAAGAATGATAAATTACAAGGAGAAGAATTAAAGCAATTGTTTCAAATGTCGATGACAAACGCAATGTGCGTTACAACAAAAAAAGCGGTATTTTATATCTGGTATGCAACATCTAAATCAATAGAAACTTTGACTGGTGTTAGGGATTCCGGGCTTGATGTAAGAGCTTATATATTTTGGTACAAAGTAAAATCCCCAATGAGTGCTTTTATGAGTCAATATATTCCAAATTACGAACCACTTTTGTATTGCTACAAAACAGGAAGCTCGACGGATTGGTATGGCCCTACAAATGAAAAATGCGTATGGGAGCAACAGGTCCAAACAAGAGATAGAGTGCACCCGACGCAGAAGCCTGTTGAGTTACCTGAGCGAGCTATCAACAACAGCAGCAAGAAGGGCCAGCTCATACTTGACCTGTTTGGCGGCAGCGGCAGCACGTTGATTGCTTGCGAGAAAACTAACCGCCATGCTCGCCTAATGGAGCTAGACCCGAAGTATTGTGACGTGATCGTGAAACGCTGGGAGCAGTTCACGGGCAACAAGGCTATGCTTGAGCTAATATCTGAGGCGTTTTAGTGGCCGCCCCAAGAGGCACCAGGCAAGATACACTCGACCGCGCAAATCGTTTTGCGCGGATAATAGCTAGCGGAGGTCGTAGGTCTGATTGCATTCGATATGCCTCGGAACATTGGGGAGTAGGTGATCGCACTGTTGATCAATATCTTAAACTTGCGCGTGAACAACTTAAGGCTGATTGGGATATTGAACGCCCGCAAATGGTAGCTGATTTATTAAGTCAACTAAGCACTTTACAGATGGAAGCTAGACGTGCAGGGCAGTTTCATATTGCGCTTGGTGCTATTAATACGGCAGCTAAATTAACTCAACTCTGTTCGTGAGTATTCTTGCTATTGCCCGTGAAGGGCATGTACTGCAACAACTTAATCACGGCGGTGAGTTAATAGATATAGAAGCATTGCTGTTAAAGATCCAAGCTGATTTGCATCCAGGCCAGCTTGATTTTGTAAATGACCATACAACCCAAATTCTTGGCGTATCAGCAGGCTATGGGGCTGGTAAAACCCGAGCGCTGTGTGCGAAAGCGGTACATCTTGCAGCAGCTAACCAAGGCTTTATCGGGTTAGTGATGGAGCCGACTGGGCCGCTAATTCGGGATATTTGGCAAGAAGATTTTGATGATTTCCTGGAAGCGTATGGTATCCCGTACAGTTTCCGCGCTAGCCCATTACCTGAATATGTGCTTCATCTACCGTTAGGTGATACCAAGATCCTATGCCGTAGCTTTGAAAATTGGCAACGTTGCATTGGCATTAATGCCGCATGGTGCCTTTGCGATGAATTGGACACAGTGATGCCAGCCATTGCTAACAAGGCATTCCCTAAAATCCTTGGCCGATTGCGTGCTGGTAATACCCGGCAATTTGCGGTGGCGTCCACACCAGAAGGCTTTAGGTGGATGTTTAATACGTTTGCTAGTGAGGACGCATTATCACGTACTGATCGAAAGCTGATCAAGATGCGTACCCAAGACAACCCATATTTGCCGCCGGATTTCATCGAACGGTTGCAGGCAAACTATGACCCAAACTTATTACGTGCATATCTTGATGGCGAGTTTATTAACCTTACGACTGGCACTGTTTACGACAGGTTTGATAGGGCTAAACATGTAGTAACGCAATTGCCAGATTACAGTGAAGAACCATTGCGTATTGGCGTTGACTTTAACATTGGCAACATGTCGGCGGTTATTGGTATCCGTAGCGGTAAAGGTTTATTAATAATTGACGAAATCAGCGGTGCGCATGATACCGATGCATTAGGTGCCGAGATCCGCAGGCGATATCCAGCCCACAGGCTTTATGGCTACCCAGACGCCAGCGGCGGTAATCGCTCTACAAATGCAACGCAAACCGATATCCAGATATTGGAGCAATATGGCATCAGCAACCAATCACCTAAAGCAAATCCGCCTGTGCGTGATCGTGTTGCAGCAGTGCAGGGGTTACTTGAAAACGGTAAAGGCGAGCACCGGTTGCAAGTCAGCAGCACCTGCAAACGCATGATCGAATGCTTAGAGCTGCAATGCTATAACGATAAAGGCACGCCAGATAAAGAAGGCGGACATGACCACATGACAGACGCATTGGGCTATCTAGTATGGCGTGAGTTCAACCCGCTACACGCTGGTGCTGGGCGCGGTACAGGCATTAGAATCTATTAACCAAAGGCCGGTTGCATGTACACAGGTTTTAATTTCTACAACCGGCCTACTGCTGACCGCAAGGTCACAAAGGTGCAAGATGCAAATACTGCATGGTATGCGCAAGAGCCGCATTGGATGTTGATTGAGGACCTGATGCAGGGCACCTACGGGATGCGCAAAAGGCACCGCCGCTATCTGCCGCAGGAACCACGCGAACAGGATGAGTCTTATGATAATCGCCTAGCACGTAGCGTATGCCCGCCGTACTATCAACGTTTAGAACGTATGTTGGCAGGAATGTTGACACGTAAGCCCGTTAGGTTAAATGATACCAGCGACAACATACGGGAACAACTATTCGATGTAGATCTGCAAGGTAATGATCTAAATGTTTGGACTTTTGAGTCAGCCCGCAAGATGGTACGTTACGGCCACATCGGCACATTAGTTGATGCGCCATCAGATGGCGGCAGGCCGTATTGGTGCACCTACACACCACGGCAAATTTTAGGCTGGCGTACTGAAGCAAAAGACGGGCAGCAGCAACTTACAATGTTGCGATTGCTGGAATCGGTGATTGTGCCTGATGGCGATTACGGTGAGAAGGCAGTGCAGCAGGTTCGCGTCTTAACACCAGGCGCATACGAGCTACATCAAAAGCAAGATAACAGCGAGTTTAAAATTGTAGAAGAAGGCAATACAAGCCTGGCAGAAATTCCATTCAGCGTGGCCTACAGCAACCGCGTTGGTTATTTAGAGTCAAGGCCACCATTAGAAGATATTGCAGAACTAAACCTTAAAACCTATCAAATACAATCAGATCTTGACAACCAGCTACATATATCAGCAGTGCCGATGTTGGCATTCTTTGGCTTCCCGTCAGCAGCAGAAGAAGTATCAGCAGGCCCAGGAGAGGCTATAGCCTTTCCCGAAAATGGAAGGGCGGAATTTATAGAACCAGGCGGTGCCAGTTTTGAGTATCAATTCAAACGGTTAGAGCAGCTTGCCGGGCAGATTAATGAGCTGGGGCTATCAGCAGTGTTAGGGCAAAAGTTAAGCGCCGAAACGGCAGAAGCAAAACGCATTGACCGCAGCCAGGGCGATTCAACGATGATGGTTGTAGCCCAAAACGTGCAAGACATGATTGATAACTGCTTACGCTTTCATGCTGAATATCTCGGCACCAGTGAAGCGGCTGGCAGTTGCCTAGTAAATCGTGATTTTATTGGCGCAAGGCTAGAACCTGCTGAGATCCAAGCATTATTACAGCTTTATACCGCTGGCACTATCACGCAAGAAACATTATTGCAACAGTTAGCAGATGGCGAGGTATTGGGCGATGATTTTGATGTAGAAGAAGAACTAAGCGCAACTGCTAATGGAGGGCTGAATGACAATACCAGCAGCCTTATTTCGTAACGCAATTGATTTAAACCGTTACAGCAATAGTGTAGGGCGACAAGTAATTACAACTTATAATGATATTATTATTGATGCTGTAAACCAGCTACGAACAATTGATGAGTTAGCAGCACCAGTAAAAGCAGCAAGGTTACGTGCGATATTAGCCCAGCTTAAAGACAGCCTTAATACATGGTCGGGCGATAGTATCACTGCACTATCTACAGAATTGCAAGGATTAGCAGAACTGCAATCTGATTTCGTTACTGAAGAGCTACGAAAGGCATTACCGGCAGGCGCACGTACTGCAGTTAATACAGTTGAAATAAGCCCGCAATTTGCGCAATCAGTAGTTACAACTGATCCGACACAGCTTAACGTGGTGGCATTATCGGATGATTTATTTGCAGCCGTGCAAGGTGCACCACAAACGTTTAGCCTTACTGCTGCCCAAGGTGCAACGATTACGCTGCCTAACGGTGAGGTAGTAAGTAAAGCATTCCGTGGTATTGCAGTTGATCAATCTGAACGATTTGGGCAGGTGGTGCGTAATGGGTTGCTAACAGGTGAACCCACACCTGATATTGCAAAGCGATTGATTGGGCAATTGCAATTTGGCGAAACCGCAAAAACGGCACGTCAGTTAGCAGCCGCAGGCGGTGAACTCACGGCGGTAGCTGATAACCAGATAATGGCGCTTGTACGTACAAGCATTAATCAAGTTGCTAATGCTGCCAGCCAACAGGTATATGAAGCGAACCAAGATATAACTAAAAAGTATCGTTACATTGCAACACTTGACACTAGGACTAGCGCTAGGTGCCGCGCATTAGATGGCCGTGAGTTTGAGTATGGCAAAGGGCCGATGCCGCCACAACATTTTAATTGCAGATCAACAACAGTACCAATCATTGATCCTGATATCTTGCCACCATCAACAGTTGCAACACGCGCCAGTAAAGATGGTCCAGTGCCAGTTAATACAAGCTATGGCCAATGGTTAAAAGATCAACCGCGCTCAGTGCAGGAAAAAGTATTAGGCAAAGATAAAGTAGTTTATTTTAATAAATTAGCTGAAAAACATGGCGCCCGGGATGCCATGGCAAAGCTCGTACGTGACGATGGGTCGGAGCTATCATTAGATGACCTCCGCAAGCGTTACGGTGCCATTAAAGAAAGGTAAAGGCAAGGACATGATTCAGTCGAACATTAAGGCTGAAATCAAAGCTGGCAAACCACCTAAGCAAGCAGTAGCGATCGCCTACGCTAAAGCTGGCAAAAGTCGCAAACCCAAAAAGTAAAATGGCTATCGGCGTTGGCTCCCGCGTCTCTTGGCAGTATCAAGGTAAGACCACCTATGGCGTGGTTACTAGCACTGCTGGCACTCGCGCTACTATCACTGGCCCTAGCGGCGGCAAGGTAACGCGGCTAGGTACTAAGGAAGATCCAGTGCTGCGCATTAAATCCGAATCCACTGGCAACCCAGTGCTAAAGCCACGTTCTGAGGTAAAAGCAGCACCTAAGCGCAAATGATCAACTATCGCGGTGAGCAATTCGAGGGTTATAACAAACCCAAGCGGACACCGAAGCATGAGAGTAAATCCCATGCGGTATTAGCTAAAGAAGGCGAAACCGTTCGGTTGATACGTTTTGGCCAGCAAGGTGTATCGGGCTCACCAGCAGCAAAAGGCGAATCAGCAGCAGACAAAGCTAGGCGTGCATCATTCAAGGCACGCCATGCTGAAAATATTGCAAAAGGTAAAATGAGTGCTGCTTATTGGGCTGACAAAGTTAAGTGGTAACTGATAACATAAGATTGCAAACGATTTGCACAAAATGACCGAAGAACAATCAACAGCTCCCGACACACAAGCAATCCAAGCAGAACTAGAGGCTTTACGCCGCAAGAATGCTGAATTGCTAGATGACTATAAAAAAGCCGTAGCACAAGCTAAGGCCATACCTGATGGTGTCAATGTAGATGAACTGTTGGAATTTAAGCGCCAAGCCGAGCAAACTGCCCTTGAATCTCAAGGCAAGTACACCGAAGCAAGGCAGGTATTGGAGCAGCAGTACCGTGAGGCGTCGGCGGAAAAGGACCAGCGCATTACTGAACTTGAAGCCAAATGCCGTGAACTTGAACTCATCACACCAGCAGTAACAGCATTAGCAGATCTAGTGCATGATCCAGATATGGTGCTTAAAACTAAGTTAAGCAGCGATAAAATTGAACGTGAACCTGATGGCACTGTTGTAGTAGTAGATGGCTACCAACGCACACCAGTAGCTGAATGGGCTAAAACGCTACCAGCATGGATGCAAAAGCAACCAAAACCACAAGGTAGCGGCGCACCATCAGGCCGTAGCACCAGTGAATTAGCAGGTATCAAAAACCCATTTGCACCTGAAACATTCAACCTGACGGAGCAATCAAGGTTGTTTAAGACAGACCGTGATATGTATGACAGGTTAAAGGCGCTAGCATAATTGCATCCAGTTGTGCTGGCTAGGGTTGTGCCCGAACTTGCAAACCACTAATTCTTGAGGATCTCATGGCGACACTTCGCTCTGACATCATCGTACCGGAGATTTTTACACCCTATTTGATTGAAGCTACCACTCAGCGCGACGCATTTTTGTCGTCTGGTGTAGTTCAACCAATGGCGGAGTTGGATGCTTCTGAAGGCGGTGATTTCATCAACGTTCCATTCTTTTCAGCTAACTTAAGCGGTGATTTTGAAGTACTGACTGACAGTTCTTCATTAACACCTGGCAAAATCACTGCCAACAAGCAAGTTGGTGTTGTTTTGCACCGTGGCCGTGCATTTGAATCACGCGATCTTGCCGCTCTTGCTGCTGGCGCTGATCCTATGGCCGCTATCGCTACTAAGGTTGCCGCCTATGTAGCTAACCAACGTCAAAAAGATCTCATTAAGTGCCTTGAAGGTGTATTTGGCGGCTTGACTTCCAACACCGGCGCTGCATTTATTGATTTGTCTTTTGATAAGACTGGCCAAACAGCACTTGGTCCCCGCCAAGTAGCTAAAGCCCGTGCATTGCTAGGTGATCAAGGCGACAAGCTAACTGCTGTTGCTATGCACTCTGCTGTTTACTACGACCTAGTAGAACGCAAGGCAATTGATTACATTACTAACACTGAGGCACGTCTAAGCACTGCTGCGACTGGTGCTAGCACCATCAACGCAATTGCTGGTTCTATTGCATCTGCTTATGCCGGTGACAATTCAGTACCAACATTCATGTCCTTGCGTGTTATCGTTTCCGACGATTTAGCACCAACTAGCACCAACTATCCTGTTTATTTCTTCACCGCAGGCGCTATCGCTTCTGGTGAGCAAATGGCATTGCGCACTGAAACTGACCGTGACATCCTCGCCAAGAGTGATGCTATGGCAATTGATTTGCACTACTGCTACCACCCAATTGGTGCTAGGTGGGGAACTACCGTAAACCCAACTCAGGCTCAGCTTGCCACTATTGGCAACTGGACCAAAGTATATGAAACCAAAAATATTGGTATTGTACGCGCTACTTGTACCTCTAACTACTAATAGTCATGGCAAGTATCTTTGAACTTGGCGACATTCCAGGCGGCCTTCTGCCTGGGCAAATGGGTTTAGCAGCTCCTACTGCTACTGCAACCCTAAGTACAGCTAACAGCTACAACGTCATTATTCGTGGCGTTCCTTCTGCTGCTGCTACATATACCACAGCTACGGCTGCGGCAATTGTGGCTGCTATCGGCGGTGACTGCGCTATTGGCACCACTTTTATGGTGGTTGTTATTAACGCATCGGCTGGCGCTAATACCATCACTATTGCTGGTGGTACTGACGTAACAGTTAGCGGCGTAGCAACTGTTGTGCAGAATGCTTCCAAGGTATTCCTTGGCCGTGTTACTGCTGTAGCTGCTGGATCTGAAGCCATTACGTTGTATGGCTTAGGCTCTACTGCTGCTGCTGCTGCCTGATGGGTTTATTTGCATTCCGCAGAATGCGTGATCGTGAGGCTATCTCCCAGGAGGTGGCCTCATTTCCTATTGTGGAGCCTACACTAATACCAGAGGAGGCTACTGATGGCAATCGTGATAGTGGCGACCCCAAACGCCGCCGACGCAAACTCGTACATAACGCTGGCGAATGCCCAGTTGATAGTTGACTCGTTGGTGCTTGACGCAGATATCACCGCATGGGGTTCTGCTACTACAGACGCCAAAAATCGTGCACTTTGCACCGCAACACAACGATTAGATCGTGAACGGTTCTTAGGTGCTAGGGCAACTGATACGCAGTCGCTGCAATGGCCGCGGACTGGCGTGAGAAGGCCCGATACTTATATCAATACTTATGCCGTCGGGTTCCCATTTCGCATTACCACCGATTATTTTAACGACAACGAAATTCCGCCGCAGGTGCAATATGCACAGGTGCTGCTTGCGGCATACCTAAATAACAACACTGATGGCATTGGGCTTAGCGGGCTAGAAGATTTCAAGAATGTAAAAATCGGTAGCCTTGACGTGACGCCAAATTTTAGCGGCGCCGTGGGGGCAGATAAAATCCCGCCGATGGTTGAACGTTACCTAACAGGGCTTAGAATAAGCGGACCAGGCAATTTCTCCATCAAACGATCATGAGCGAATACCCAGGCGCTGAGTTTATTGATGACACTGCTGCTCATACCGGCAGGTTCGGCGAGATTGTGGCATTAGAGGATTCAGTGATTGCAAGCGTTACGGCGCTGGATTACACGGGCAATGCACTTACAGCCATTCCAATCAAAGCAAGCTGCGAGATGTGTGGTGTATTCACCAGCATCACATTAACTAGCGGCACCGTTATCGCGTACAAGATATGAGCTTCAAAGGACACCAAGGCGGCGATGTTGACTACACGCTCGGCGGTGAGGTTATTACTGACACGGCTGTGCATACTGGTCGATTTAACCATATTGATTTTTTTGAAAACACTCATATTGATACAATTGTTAGCACTAACATGACGGGCAACACTTTAAACGGTGAGACATTCCCGGCAGGTTCTGAAATCCGTGGTGTATTCAGTAGCATTAAATTGCAAACTGGCGCTTGCATCGCGTATAAGATATGAGCCTTTCCAGCCCGCTACGTAAGGTCGCATCGAAGCTGATGGCTAAGTTTGGCGGTGTTGCGACCATCAGGCGTATTACGATGGGCGCTTACGATCCAGCTACTGGCACCGCAGCCGAAACTGCTGCTGATACCGTAGTGCGCGGTGTACTAGAGGACGTTAATTTGCGCGAGGTGAATGATCTAATCCAAGCTGGTGACAAGCGGCTAACGATTGCCGCAGCAGATGTTGCAAATGCACCAACACCAGCGGATAAAGTGCTGATTGCATCAGTAGTGCATCAAATAATCACCGTTGCGACAACTGAGCAAGATAATATAGCGATAACCTATGAGCTGATTTTGAGGGTCTGATGGCACGCAATATAAAAATTACTGAGATTGGTGATTATGCCAATAATCAAATGGAGAAGCTATTACGTGCAGCAGTATTAGAAACTGATAGTTTATTGAAACAAGCAAGCCCAGTTGATCTTGGGCGTTTTCGCTTAAGTTGGGCTATTGGAGAGAATGCAGCCCCATTTCAAGGTGTGCCGCCTGGGGATTATCGTGGACAGCCAGTGCCTCCGCCACGCGCTATTAATTACACACTCGGCAATGAGAGGTTAGGTAATATTTATAGCATTCACAATAATTTGCCATACGCCGAAAAGCTCGCAATTGGCGCTCCCGGTGCTGGTGCAAATGAAAAAGAAAAACGATACAACCCATTTAGAAAAGTAAAGAATTGGGCAACACCTGGCGGAGGCAGCAGCATCCAAACAGGCGGCCCAGGCTGGATTCAAGGTATTGCCAAAGATTTGCAGGGCAGAATACGACGTGCCGCTGACGATATAGGCCGCAACTCATGAGCAGCACCTACAACAACGTCCGCGCTGCGATTGAAGGCCGTATTGCTACTGAAATGGCAATTGCACCTGTGTATCCGGTCAGCTATCAAAACGTACCATTTACGCCGCCAGGCAATGCACCATGGCTGCAGACATTTATACGGTTTGGTGACAATGCTTATGCAACGCTGCTACCTACAGGCGGTGTAGGGTTCAACCGCCAAAACGGTGTACTTGTAGTAAATGTATTCACGCCCGTTGGTGTTGGCGCAGCAGCGAATTACACCATCGCTGAGCGCATTAAGGATTTATTTGATCGCGCTAAGTTCTCAAGCATTATATTTGATGCCGCATCAGGGCCAGCGGTTGTAACGCCTGCATCACCTGAACCATATTTCCAAACACAGCTAACCGCAACTTTTGAAGCTTACTTGGATTGACGCTATACTAAAACAAGCCAATCATCTGCTAAATCAATGGCCGTTACCGTCCTTTCCGGCACTTCCGGTGCTCTGTACTACAAGCCCGCTGGCACTAGTGTCGAATTGGCGGCATCCGCTTTTCCTGCTACCGGCTCCAGCATTCAAGTCGGGGCATATTTAGGCTTTAGGGTAAATGATCCTGTAACACTGACTTATCCTGCTGGCGCAACCACAACCAACGCGATTGCAGCAGGCGCTAAATTTGTTCAGGCCTACAACGCATCTACTGGTGTGTTGGCATTAAGTGCTACCGCAGGCGGCGCGGCATTAACCGCAACAGCACTACCTTCAGGTTTTGGCGCTTTATTTGCAACCATCGCTTACACCGATTTTGCTGCTGTAGCTTCAGTGCAAAACTGGAGTTTCAATATAACCCGTGCTGAAATTGACACCACAACCATTGGTCAAGCCCTTGGTCAGTACGCACCATTCAGAAGCTATATCCCAGGCTTTGCCGAGGGTGACGGCAGTGCGACTGTATTCGTAACTAGTGACGATACAGCACTAGCTAACCGAATGGTAGAAGACGTTCTTCAACGTCAGCAAGTTGGTGCTGCATTCAAGCTTTATATGGACAAGCAAAGCACTGAAGCCTTAAGCCGTAGCATTGCAGTGGAAGCTACACTCCTAAGCGCCTCACGGAGTATCAATCCTGATGATGCACAGATAGTGGAGATCACTTTCCGTCCAAACGGCGTTCCTACATTCGACTTCTCTACCACTGCTTGATAACTAATGGCATCCACTGCACTCAGGGCAATAGACCGGTTAAAGAAAGCTGCTAATTTAGTGCCCGTCAAAAAAACGGTTGTACTAACTGATGGCGCTGAGTTTGTGTTCTACCGTTCACCATTAACAATGGCTGAACGCGAACGGGCACAAAAGGACGCTGCATCCGATGATGTAAATGCTTTTGCATTGCAACTGCTGGTTCAAAAAGCAACAGACGAAAACGGCCAGCGGATATTTGCTGCTGGTGAAATTGCCGAGTTGAAAAACGAGGTGCGCGATGCTGACCTCCAATTATTGATGCTTGCTGTTATCAGCGAGGATATCAAGGAAGAGGTTGATACAAAAAAATAAAGGCGGAGCTTAAAAAGGATAACCTGCTTAGGCTCCAGCTTGGTGTAGCTAAAGAATTAGGCTATACGTTAGCTAAGTTAAATTCAGAGCTGACTATGGAAGAATTGCTTCTGTGGTCAGCTTATTTTGAATTAAGCAATGACGAGCAAGAAGCTGCGATGCGACGGCGACGCTAGAATGGCCTTAGTAGTAGGTGGCTAATTATGGCGGGACAAGTTACTATTGGCATTAATATTGACAGCAGTGGTGCAACGCAACCGTTACGTGCGGTAAAGCAAGGCGCAGAAGCAACAAGCCAAGCAATTGATAAATTAAACGCAACTACAAAAGCAGTAGGCGATAAATTTAAGATTGCTGCTAATGGCATTAAATATTTTACTGATGCAACTGGTAGAGCAAGAGCAGAAAATGGTCGATTTTTAAGCTCGTCAGAACGTGCAGCAGCAGGATTGCAAGCACAAGGACGCGCAGCGCAACAAGCGACCGGGCAGATGTCTGGGCTTGTAGGCGGCATAGGTAGATTGGCTGGGGCTTATCTAGGACTTAGGGCTGCACAGCAAGCGTTTCAAGCCAGTATTGGCATGGTTGAATCGGAACGCAGGATAGCTGCGCTTTCAAGGGCATTTGGCGAAACAGCGCAAGCGCAAGAAGCAGCAGCAAGAGCAGCACAAAAATTTGGCTTAAGTCAAACTGAAGCAAACCAATCGTTTTCTCAAATTTATGCGCGATTAAGGCCAATTGGTGTTTCTTTAGCAGAAATTGAAGTTGCATACAATGGTTTTAATACAGCGGCAAAGCTAAGTGGCGCCTCAATATCTGAGTCATCTAGCGCATGGCTGCAATTAAGCCAAGCTTTAGGCTCTGGTGTTTTGCGAGGCGAAGAATTAAATAGTGTATTTGAACAAACGCCAGCAATTGTTCAGGGTATCGCCAAAGAAATGGGAGCACCCATCGGCCAGATTAGACAACTTGCGGCAGATGGAAAAATTACTAGCGATATAGTTATTCGTGCATTAAAGCGTATTGAGACCGAAGGCGCAAGTCAACTTGCGGAAGCAATGAATGGCCCAGCGCAGCAAGTCAAGAATTTACAAAATGAATTTGAAAAACTACAAGTTGCAACTACTAAAGATTTGATTCCGTCAATGATAGATGTGGTTAAAGAATTGCGTGGCGTGCTTGAGTCCTTAGGCCCTGTTTTAAGAAGCCTTGGTGGAATTGCGGCTCAAACTTTGGGCACTGTTGCTGATTTAATTAACGCAGCAACTAAGCCGCGCCAAGAAGCTGCAAAAATTGCAATACGAGGCGGGAGGTTGCCGTTGGCAGGCATGGGAGGCATTTCTGGTGCAGAAGAATTATTTTTAGGAACTAGCGGGGCAGAAGGTACTGGTCTAACAGGAATAAAAAAAGAAGCTGAAAATCTTTCTAAAATGCGCCGAGAACCGATAACAAAAGTTTTAGCTGAACTTATGAAAAATAGGTTGGCACGAATGGAGGCGCCAGCATCAACGCCAACGCCAACACTGCCAACTGGTGCAGGCGCAGGCGCGGTATTAGATCCTAAAGCAGCAAAAAAAGCAGCAAGCGATGCAGAGAAGGCAGCAAAATTAGCTGATAAATTAGCTATGGATTCAGCGCAATATCGAATGCAAATTGATGGTCAAGTATTTAAAAATCAAGTTGATCTTGATAAGTTACGCTATGACCTGCAACGCCAATTGCAAGAAAAAGAACTTAGTAATTTTGTAAATAAATTTACTGGCGCCGCCAAGGAGCAAGCTGGCATTATTCAATCTATGATGATGGGCTCAACTTCATTTGATGCACAGATTAAAGAATTAGAAAACAAAATCAAAGAAGCGCAACAAAGATTGCAATCAGGCACAAGAATGAATCAAGTGCAATCTACTATCGTTGCTGGTGGAGGAGGTGGCGGGTTTCTTGTTGGTAGCACAGGTGCAAGCAGTGGGCCACATTTAGATTTGCGTGGTTCTGACCGTGAAGGCGTAATCAGGGAAGCGGCTGCAATTATAAAAGTATGGCAAAAGCAAGGATTGCCTTATATCGAATTACCAAATGCAAAAATAAATGTAAAAAATATGCTTGATGAATTGAAATTATTACAAGCATTACGTAAAGAACAAATGGCTCATGATGTCACAAGAGGAAGACCTATAGGAAGCAGTGGAAACGCAGTTGATATATCCGTTCCTTCAGGCACTAAGGTGCCTGTGGTTGCTGGTGCGGCTTCCTTGCAGGGCAGAGGTGGATATACCGCAACATCATTAGCAACAGGCAATAGGATGCTGCATGGCTTGCCTCAATCAAAAGCAGGTGGCGGAGGTCTAGCAGGTGGCGGCCTAGCAGGCGGCGTACCTGGCGAAAATGTAGATCAAACAAAAGCAGAAATTCAAGGTTTAACACAACAGCTTGCACTACTTAAATCACAAGCAAAATCATTTCAAGCGGCAGACTTAACAGCAGGAATTTTAGCCAGTACATCTGCATTCCGAGAACAAACAGCACAATTAGGGTTGCAATCAGAAGCGTTTACACTGCGAAATCGGTTACAGATGGAAGGCGTTAAGCCTGAGCTGATAGAAGGTGAATTGCAAGTATTAGCAGTAAACCAAAGATTAAGGGATGCGGCTTCAGCCCTTAATATGGACAATAAGGACCATGTAGCAATATATAACGAATTAAATCAGGCAGCTATAACTACAGCAACTGCAATTCGTGCTTACGCCGAAGCTACCGCCGCCGCATCATCACCAATACAGCAATTCATTGGATCTGCTCAAACACAACTAAAAGACCTTGAATCTGTGGCTGTTCGTGTATCGCAAGGTATTGGCGATGCTGTTGGCAATTCATTAACAAAAGGCATCCAAGGTTTAGTTGAAGGCACAACAACAGCGCAACAAGTATTCTCTGACTTCCTTAAATCTATAGGCGACATTTTAATGCAGGAAGGCACAAAGATGATTGCTACTTACACTGCAATCGCGATAGCAAAATCACTAGCCGGACTGTTCGGCGGTGGCGGCAGTGCCATCGGTGGCGGCAGTACTTATGGAGGTGCAGCCTCAAGTTCTATTTTTAGCGCTGGCACAGGCACAGCTTTTGGTGGCATGAGCATCCCAGGGTTCGCCGCTGGCGGCAATCCACCAATTGGCAAGGCATCACTGGTCGGCGAAAAAGGCCCTGAGTTGTTCGTGCCACGCACCTCAGGCACTATCGTTCCAGCAGATGCTACGGCAGCAGCAATGGCGCGGTATCAACGCCAAGGCGGTAGTAGCAGCGGTAATAGCAGCAGTGATGCAATGGGCGCTGACGTAGCGGCAACTCCTGTACTATCAATGAGCTTTGAAACAACTAGATTCCTAGGGCAGGATTATGTCAGCACTGACCAGTTGCAGGCAGCGATGATGGCAACAGAAAAACGTGCAGCAGCGGCTGGAGCAAAGGCTGGTGCTGCGCAAGTTACCAGTAAGTTGCAGCAATCGCCGGCCTATCGCAGACAGGTAGGTTTAAGATGAGCGTATTTGTTATTGGTAATTTTGTTACTTTTACTGATACTGCCGGCGGCATTACGCGGTATCAAAACTTCTTTTCTGAAGGGCAGATCACATTTGCAAGCAATACATATCAGCTATTGCCATTTAATTATCAAGGCGCACAAAAGACAAAAAGCGGCGATAACATATCCAGCCGACTTACTCTGCCAGCCAACCCATTAGCTTTAAACTGGGTGCAAGATGCAGTGAATAACGGCTGGCAGGTAAATGTCAAAACATATCAGCTCAGTGATATTTATGCGCCCTATTTACTGTTAGGTGATGAAACCTGGATCGCTACTGGATTAACGTATAATACACAAGCGGTCGAGATGGAATTAAGTAGTGCGATCGATGCAATTGGTGCACAAGCGCCTAATTTACGAATCAGCCGTGAAGCCGTTGGTGCCTTGCCAACCACGGGCGCTATCAGATCCGGCTGATCTTATTGGCTTGCCGTATCGTTTAGGTGCTGAACCAGCGCGGCATGGCGCTACGGATTGCATTAATTTATGCCGGTGGGTGTTGGGATGGCATGGCATTGAAGCACCAGTACCAGCCCGCAATTGGTATCGGCGTTTACATGCAGGTGATACCAGCATCTTTAAGGAGCAATTAGACTTATGGGGAACACCAGCCGAAACTGGTATTATTGCGTTAGTGCAAGCTGTTGACAGTTTTGGACTAGCTGTTTTCTACGACACCGGATGGCTTCATTGCAGCGCACAAA